AACAACATCAAAGACGCACGCGCTGCGGCTCGACTGGAGATTAAATAATGGCTGCATCATTAACTAGTACAGACTTAACCTTAGGCAACACTTCAGGCGCTAGCATACCCGGCACTCCATCGGCAGGACAAACTGTAATCTATCCTAAAGACGATAAGTTGCTTTATTACAAGGATGACGCGGGGGTTGAGAGGTTGGTGAATGTTACGGCTGGTACGGTGGTTCAGATTGTGCATACTACGACAGGTGCGGTAGCTACCGGAACAACTGTTATTCCCGGCGATGATACTATCCCTCAAATAACCGAGGGAGATCAATATATGTCCTTAGCTATTACACCATTATCTGCAACTAATAGGTTATTCATAGAACATATTGGATCGTTTGCCCACCCTAATATTAATGCTGTCATGTGTGTGGCGTTATTTGTTGGCACTACTGCAAACGCTCTCGGCTGTCACTACGATGAATCGCCAGCAGCCAACAGAATGCCGCGAAATTATTCTGTATCTCACGATATGGTCGCTGGTGTTACTACCACTCTTACGTTCAGGGTGAGGGCTGGGGGTGATGCAGGAACTACTACTTTCAATGGTCGCGCTGGTAACAGAATGTTTGGTGGAGTAATAGCATCTATACTTAGAATAACGGAGTACACACCATGAGCAACTATAAAGTAGTAAGAAACACACTCAACGAAGTAGTCTGCTTCGGCCCTAACGATAACAACTACGAGCCAACCTTAAAAACAGGTGAAGCATTGACTATCGAGGCTACAATGCCACCACCAAAGCCACCAACCTACCAACAACTCCGAGCCTCAGCATATCCTTCAGCGGCTGACTACTTAGACGCAATAGTCAAAGGTGACACGGCACAAGCGCAGGCATACATTGATGAATGTCTGGCAGTAAAGGCTAAGTATCCTAAATGAACTATCTAGCACTTGGCGGCTGGTACATTGCCGGCAGTGCCTTGGGGGTTTACATTCTCTGGGTGTTCTACCTTGCAGTGATGAACCTGAAAAGGGTCAAGGATGCCGGTCTGATGACCAAGACTGCGATGGTGTTTGGTTACCCGATTTTGCTTGCGGGTTGGCTGGTTGACTTTATAATCAACGCAATGGTTTTAACGTTGTTATTGCTTGAGTGGCCTAAAGAAATGACGGTAACTGCTCGTTTAAAGCGTCACAATGCAACAAGCACTGGCTGGCGTAAAGCTGTAGCAGTGTGGTTTGAACCCTTGTTAGACCCTTACGACCCCAGCGGAGACCATATTTAAATGGAAAACATAGACCCGATTCAATACGGCCGTTTGATTGCTCAAGTTGAGAACTTGACAACTAAAGTGGAGTCGATGGACACAGACATTAAAGAGCTGCTTGCCCTGGCGAACAAAGGGCGTGGTGGGTTTTGGATGGGCATGACAATCGCGAGCATGTTGGGCGGCGCTCTTGCCTGGGCTTTAGGTCACTTTAGGTAATGCTGGCTGAATTAGCGGTTGCTAATGCTTGCTTTGCGGCGGTAAAAACAGCGCTAAAAAATGGTTCTGAATTAGTTGCATGTGCATCACAACTAGGTGAGTATTTTGGTTTAAAGGCTGAGATTGCAAAGAAGGCATCAAGCAAGGGCAGTGATTCAGACGCTTTTTGGGCGATGGAATCTTTGCGTGAGGCGGAGGCTGAGTTAAAAGAAATGCTTATTTACTCAGGACGCCCAGGACTATACGATGACTTTTTGCAATATCAGTCTCTAAAAAAACGCGAGCGTGAGCAAGAGGTGCGCGACAAAGCTTTGGCAATATACAAACGCAGGCAGAAGCTCTGGGGCTGGATAAACGGATTCATTATTGTCATATCAGTTGCAACTGGATTTTTTGTAGTCGCGTTGCTTATTTGGGCAATTTACACGAAAGGGCAATTCTAATGACCAGACAACTACCGGTTCGCAATATGCGAAAAGCCAAAAACAAAAAGCCACCAAAAAAATGATTGCACTAGCCGGACTACTTGAAATTGGCGGAAAGCTAATTGACAAACTTATCCCAGACCCAACGGCCAAGGCTAAAGCGCAACTGGAACTGGCAGCGCTTGTGCAAAGCGGTGAGTTGGCAAAGATGGCTAATGAAACCGACCTCTACAAGACAGAGCAAGGAAACCTCACAGAGCGCCTGAAAGCCGATATGGGTAGTGACAGTTGGCTGTCAAAGAATATACGCCCTATGACCCTCCTGGCCATATTAGTGGGCTATTTCACGTTCGCCATGATGTCGGCCTTTGGTCTTGACGCAAATTCTGCCTACATTGAGCTTCTCGGCCAGTGGGGGATGCTAATCATGTCGTTCTACTTTGGCGGTCGAACGCTTGAAAAAATCATTGACATGAAAGCAAAGAAATAACTTAGGAGTACGTCATGTCGTTTTGGCTGCCGGTTGTTTTTATTTGTCTCAGTGGCGGCAATTGCGGGTTTGCCAGCGGCAGCTTAACGGCGACAGCTAGTCAGTGCGAGAAGACGAATTACGCGGTCAGACAGAAGCTGGCCACAGACCTGGATGTTGCAAGTTTTAAACTTGTCTGCATACAAATAAAGAAAGACGAATTTATATGAAGCTGTCGGCAAACTTTTCGCTGAACGAACTTACAAAAAGCGAGGCGGCAACTCGCAACGGCATATTTAACACCCCATCTGCGCTTGTCATTGAAAAGCTGCAAGCGTTGACTAACAACATCCTGCAACCCTTGCGCGACAAGTTCGGACCAGTCATTGTTACAAGCGGTTATCGCTCACCAGAGGTAAATAAAGCAATCGGTGGGAGCGCTACCTCTCATCACTGCTTTGGGTACGCAGCCGATTTTGAGGCGCTTGGCATGGATAACCGCGAGTTAGCTATATACATCCGAGACTCGTTAACTTATACCCAACTGATACTTGAGTTTTACAACGGCGAGCCGGATTCAGGATGGGTTCACTGTTCTTATGACGCGGCAGACCTAAAGTGCCAGACTCTTACTGCGCGTCGGGTTAACGGTCGCACTCAATACTCCAACGGGATTCTTTGACCGACCCGCAACGACCAGTTCTTTTGTTGAAAAGAGGTAACCGTTGGCGCACACGTAACGCCTGTATGTAGACCCGTTTGCCCGCTGGCGAGTCTCTTTAACAGCCGCCCAAGCCCCGCATTCTGGGCATTTCATCTTGCGTTACAATCTATAAGCCTTGAGCCTAAGTTAAACACGGTCGTGCCTTGCATCCGCCTTTTTTTGCTATCTCGGTATTTCTTTGCAATAGCTTTAGCGTTGGACTTTGGCTTGGCTGTACACGTGTCATCACCAAGCCGGTAGACGGGTCTAGGATAGCGTCTATCGCCTTCATTGTCATATACATATCTAACAATATGCGCTCTCTTTAACCCGTCATTTGTTCGTCTTTTTAGCTTACTCAAAGCGGCATGGGCATCAAACCTCGTCACGTCTAATATTTCTGCAACTTCAGCGCCTGACAACTCACCAAATTCTTCAAGCGTGGCAATTACACGCTTAATCATCACGCCGTGTCCCAATGGCGTCATGCTTCCAGCCATTCAGTCAAACGTTGCCACGCGGTCTTGGGCTTGGCCAATAACGCCGTTTGCAAGAGCATCATGTCACGGCCAATATGCTGATGTACGGGCGGCTTGTAATGCAGGCCAATCTTGACCTTGCCGGTGTTGTAAATCATTTCACAAGCACCTTGCGTCCATCACGGTAAAACAACCACCTGCCAACCCGAGACGGGAAAGCTAGGTTTTCCTCGCTACCCGCTCGAACAGGAGTTGAGCTAAAGTCCCGTGGCTCAAGCGTGGATTTAAAGTCGCCCGTGTAGCGGTGCGTGTTTACATTTCCATTGGTACTCATTTGCTCAACTCCAAAACAATCAAACCCGCAATAGTAACGGCTATCGCGACCACTGCACCCAGCTCAAACCATGAGCCTACACCTAGTGTTTTTAGTAAATTATTCATTTCTGTCTTTCTCAACGTCATGTTGCTCACTTTCCCAGTCTTCACGCTCTTGACGAGCTTCTAAGAATTCCTCGTATTCATCTTGGCTTTCAAAATCCATTTTTTTCTCCTAGTGAGGCCGTAGCCTCGTTTGTTTTATGCGTATGTTGCAATTATTGTTGTGGCTTTTTCAGTTGCCTCCGCCCAGTTTGGAACGTATTTAAACGAGTATGTTTGCATTTCCTGGGCTTGGTACTTACCTTTGTATCCGCGTGCAAAGGTAAAAGTGCGCCCTTTGTTGTCGCGGGTAATTTTTACCCATTGGCAATCACTACGAATAGTGCGGTCTGTAAATTGTGTCATTTTGCTTTCTCCTGTTTGTTTATCTTGTGTTTATTTTATACACAAAGACAGGCCAAACAGGAGGTTTATTAAGTTATTTTCTAGGTGTTTACCCTATTGCTTTTTTGAGCAAAAACACGATTTGCGCAGTCAACGAGCGCTCATTTTGCTTTGCCAGGGAAACCAGCTTGGTGTGAAGTGGTTTTGGTACGCGCAAGCTGACGTACTCTTTAAGTTCTTTTTCCATTATTTACTCCTATTGAAACCAGATTAGCGTGCCGTGTACCCAAGCGATTGGGAACAACAGCGCACCCGCTATTAGAAAGCCCCACGAGCCATCCAGCAGGCAGGTGATGATATGCGTGAGCCACGCGGATATTATCCAAGCAGCAAATATGTAAGGCCACATGTCTACCCTTTAAAAAGGCAAATCATCATCAAGCATTGTTTCTGCTTGTGGTGTTTGACGTGGTAGTGTTTGGCGTGCTGGCGCTTGTTGCTGGTCTTTGGGCTGGAAGCTGAACGACATAAACTTAGTGCCGTTTGCACCAGTCTTTAGCCATGCGCTCATCCACATCTCAACACCACCGACCATGCATCCGCCTTTGTAGTCTGGGTGGTTCTCTTTCTCTTTGCGGTCATTCTTAAATAATGAGCCTGAGTTGTCGCGTTGTTCATATGCCATTTGATTATTCCTTGATTTAAAAATAGTTATTTAGGTTTTAGCGTTAAATTTGTAATTTTATTTTTTGTTTAAGCTGCTTATCCACTCCTCAATCAGCGCCCCAATGGTTGTTCCCTCGGTTGCGGCTTTGATTTTTAATGCCGTGTGTAACTCTATCTTGATGTTGGCATTTAGCCGTGTAGTTTGAACTTCAGGTTGTGAAACTGTTGATTCCATTTTTTGCTCGTGTGTCATGGTTAGTCCTCTGTGGTTAAAAAATATTTTGCAAACGTTTTGCCGTTTTGTGTAACGTATTCCGTCTTTATTGACATTCCATTTTTGCGTAACTTATGGATTGCAGCAGCCAGTCTAAAACAGCCGTATTTATTTAAAGCCTGCAACGATGTTATTGACTTGCCAGACATTAAATATTTTTGGATTTTATAAATTGCAGTCATAATGCCTCCATTGCTGCTTTGAGCTTGACAACTTTTTTGTTTAACTCCTCAATAAACCGTGTTATTTCCAGTTCCATCTCTGCAATAAAAGCATCGTCACGGCCTACGCGCACCACCAACAACTGAGCTTTTTCAGGCATTCGTGGGTCGTAAATAACGTAGTCACACCACTTGCGCTTAGTGCAAGCCATCTGCATCTGCATTTGAACGTTGTACTTGCTAGCTACCGGATTCTTGTCGTCCGCCCACTTCAACCAAGCCTCTAGTGCGGTGTTAGTGTTTGGGCATTTAATCTCAACCAGGCCACTGTCACCCACTAGGCCATCAGGTGAAGCTCCACAGCCTGCAATTGTCGGATGGAGTATGAACCCTACTTCGTCAACCAAAACGTCTGTCTTAGCCTCGTATGCTGCGCGTGCAAAAGGTTCTTGCTCATTACCCCATGCCATCGATGCGTTGCTGTAAGACTCCTCGCGCTGGCCGGTAACTAACTCACACACTAATTGCGCCATGTAGTTGTCACGGCTGGCTGAGTAACCCGACTTGGTTTTAGCCATGAGGTCAGCTACACGGCTAGCGGTAACTTGGCCAATTCGAGTAGCAAACCATTCTGGCGTTCCCTGTTCTTCAAACATACAATTCTCCTGTTATTTTTTGAACCAACTTTATTGCGTCTTGAATCTCCGGTGGCTGGTTTTTAAAAGGCATAGCTTTGTAAAAATTGTCTTTTGTTTTGTTTGAATACCAGCCGATAAATCTGCGTAAAAGCTCTAACATTTCAGGCGAGTTGGCTATCAGCAGTGCATTAGCCCGTTGCTCAGCAGCGGAAACTGTTTTGCGGTTCGGTATGTTGGCAATCGTTGTCCCGTGAACGCCAGCCTTCCTCACAGTAATGCTGTACGGATTAGTCGTCCAGAGCGTGTTATCTTGAAAGTTCCATCTTTCAGGGGTATGACTCATGCTGACAACTCCTCTTTACGCTGATTCTTAACCGCAATAACGTGCGCCTTGGCTGCATCGTCTGAGCCACAAAACTTGATTGCCTCGGTGTAAACGTTCTTCAGGTCGTCTAGCGTTTGAGCGTGCCCAACGCTGTTGAGCGCTAAATTCAGGTCTTGCTCGCTGATTTGCTTTACTGCTGGCTTGG